CGGCAACAATGCGATCTTCACCAAATTTGGTGATGTGAGCATATAGTTCAGACCATTCAATGGACTGAGCCACAGCTCCAACGCCGCACTCAAAAGCAAACTTATAGTTTTGGATGAGGCGGCAGTGTGAGAGAAACATTTCTCTCACCACAACGCTCCAATCACATGGAGCACCACAAAAGACGCGCGTTTTACCAATTTGCGCCTTCTTCGCACTCACAGCCTCATCTTTAAGATGGGCTGTGAATACAGGACGATACAATTCGCCACGTGCATAAGTGTCACGCACAAGTTGAACACGATCACGCATCTCCTCATTGAGCTTCACAGGCTCCATAAGTCCACGTTGCGGTTCTTCTCTCTCGAGGAAGAACTTCTTCGACTTGCGCCAGGGTGCGCCAGCCGAGGTGTTACACCTCATATGATCGAGAAAGGCCACGCCCTCCACTCCATTGACGCTCTCGAATTCATCCAGTTTAACTAAAATCTTCTTGAGAACATGGGTGGGAATGGCTTGCTGAATATCGCGCAAAAAGGCATCGCCACACTCAGTGATGACGCCAGCATCCAATTCAGTAACGGGATTCACAAGATCCAAAGCGGCAATCCTCCAAGGAAGCCACCCTGACATCTGTGGACGGGTAAACGTGCTGGAAATACCAAACTCCTTCAAAAAGTCGGAAATCAACGACTTCTTCACATTGGAGCGAGGTTTCGGGCGGTAGCCCGAGAAACTTCCATGAATGGTAACACTCCCATTCTCCAAATAACGAAAAATGCTTTTCGGGTGCAGGGTAGGCAACAAAGTGCGCTGAGCACTTTGCGACGAGATTTTGGGCTCACTCGGATTCATGATGGGAGCTTTAAAACTCTCCAACATATCATCAAGATCACCACGAGTGACAAGCACACTGCCACTCACATAGTTGAGACCAGAGGTCCCACCATAGGTATGGATGCCAATAACTCCTTTAAACTTGCCACAACTGGCAACAAGAGGCATTCCACACTGTCCAAGGCGGGTACTGTTGGAAACTCGGCTCTCAGCCACAGACAAATGAGTCTTGAGCTGAGGTACCCAGAATCCATCGCGATACGTGATACGACGCATAGCAATATCCTGGATCTCTCCGTTTTCACCACGGTCAATATATCGTCCAGTGCTCTCCCCAGTAGGGCGAGCCGTGACGAAAAAGTCCATGATGTCAGC